CCGCTGCTGATTCATGGACTAAAATTGCTTTTGATGCAGAGGAGTTTGATGTTGGTGGCATTGCAGACACTACAGACAACAGGTTTGAATTTACAACTGCAACGGCAGGGGTGTATTTTTTTAGTGCGTCTATTAGGCTTGTTCAAACTAGTATTCTTAATAGAGCTATTATCTCTCTAAGAAAAAACGCAGGAACGTATTTAGGTCAAATGGAAATTAATATCCCAGACATAACTGGAACTATGTACCCTCAAATTCATTGTAATTCAATAGTTAGTGTTGCAGATGGCGATTATATAGATGCAGCTTATTATATTACTTCTGGGGCTACTACTACGATAAGTAATACTAGGTCAGCTACTAATATGTTTTGTTACAGGATTTCAGCATAATGCCATACATAGGAAAATCACCAAACCAAGGCGTTAGAACACGGTTTATCTACCAAGCCACAGCAAGTCAAACTTCGTTCAGTGGTTCCGATGCTAATGCAAATTCTTTGAGCTACAGTGATGGTGAGTATGTAGATGTCTATCAGAATGGTGTATTACTTAAACCTGCAACAGATTACACAGCTACCTCTGGTACAACCGTTGTGTTGGTTACAGGAGCATCATTAAATGATGTGGTAGAGATTGTAGCCTACGATGCGTTTACAATAGCCAATAGCTACAGCAAGTCAGAATCAGATACACGGTATCCTTTTCTTGGAAACGACAGTATAATACGAACCAACGGCAACAGTATCACGGCAGATATAACAATACCAAGTGGTACAAACGGATTGTCAGCAGGACCTATAACCTTAACCAATGCTACAGTCACAGTTAACGGAGTGTATACAATAATATGACCAGTAGATTATTAGTAGATAAATTAGAGGGAAAGACTACATCTGGCACTATTCAGATGCCCGCAGGACAAGTACTCCAAGTTATTAATTGCACTTCAAATGCTAGACTTGAAACAAATTCAGGTACTTACACTGATCTTGGGGGTATGTCTATTTCAATAACTCCTAAATTTTCTAATAGTGGTATTATAGGGTTTTATCAATGTCATGCTTATCTGGCTGCAGGAAGTCAAACATGGCACGGTGTTGAATATAGAATACTAAGAGATTCTACAGTGGTAACTGCTGTAACTTCTGGTGGTAACAATGGGTATGGAACTGCTCATGCAGGAACTAATGACAATAGCTATAGGCACATGGTGTATGTGTTTCAATCATTTGATGACTATAATCATGGGTCAACTTCTGCACTCACTTACAAAGTTCAAGTAGCAAACACAAACGGAAGTACAGGAACGCATGATAATAATCAGCCTGGTTATGGGCAAGGTGGTAGAATGACTATTATGGAGGTACAGGTTTAATGGCAAGTGAACTTCATGTAGATGCAATAAAACATTCTGGTGGCACAAGTGCCTTGACGATAGATAGTAGTGGGAATCTTACTGCAAATGCAAATGTTCATTATGCAGGTGGTGTGGTGCAATATAAAAGAGAACATATTGTCGCCAACTCTGGAGTAGTTACTAGCACAAGTTATGCAAAGTTAAATAGTGCTTTAGATGTTACAATCACACCAAAGTTTGCGACAAGTACGTTAATTATCCATGCCGTAGCTCCTGTCTATGTAAATGCTAATGCTTATCCATCAACTTTCTTTGCCTTCTATAGAGATGGCTCAGTAATAGGCGAACACAATCAGGCTCTTGGAGGAGGTTACGTTCAAGTAAACACAGGACAAGTAGGAGGATTTATCCCTTATATTTACGCTGAAGATTCTGCGAACAATACAAATTCAACTACATTTTCGTTATATGTTAAATCTAATTCAGCAGGTAACAATTCAAATTTTTCTGAACTATCGAATAGGTGGGTAGGAGTAATGGAGGTAGCACAGTAATGGCATCAATCCTCAAAGTAAATACCATACAAGACGCAACGAACTCTACTACAGCTATGACTGTGGATACAGCAGGACGTATCTTAACTCCTGCCAGACCTATTTTTTCTTGTTCAGCATCAGGTCAAAGCAATTTAGCAAATGGTGCTACAACTACTGTAACATGGACAGAAATAACTGATATAGGAAATAATTTTGCGTCTAATACCTTTACAGCACCAGTAGGAGGTCATTATCAACTTAATGTTAATATTGATTTTAGACAGCTTTCAAATAATACAAACTCTTTATACAATGTTTATTTAGTTACAACTAACAGAACGTATCAACATAGTACGTCAGGATTTGATAGTGACACACAAAATAGATTTCAGTCAGTTTCTATTTGTCATGTATGTGATATGGATGCTTCAGAAACAGCTATAGTACAAGTATTAGCAGAGAATCAAGATACTGGTCATCATTTACTTGACGTAGGTAGTAATAGTAGATTTTCTGGTTTTTTAGTAGGATAACACCATGAGCAAAGCATCAGAACTAGCAAGATTTATAGGAGATGGCACACTTGGACTAGGTGGGGCTGAAGACAAGAAACTTGTGTTTGACGGCAATGCTCAAGACTTTCACATAGGTTTAGATGACAGTGCAGATAGCTTAACCATAGGTCTAGGCTCTACGTTAGGTACTACATCACATATGGTGATTGATGCGAGTGGACAAGTTACTAAGCCACTTCAACCTGCGTTTTTAGTAGAAAAAACAAGTGCTGCTCAAAACAATCTGACAGTTGGTGCTAACACTCAAATTACATTTAATAGTGAGGTTTTTGATGTTGGCTCAAACTTTGCATCTAATACGTTTACTGCACCAGTAACAGGAAAATATTTGTTAACTGCAAAGGTAAGGGTCGATGAAATAGACACGGCTGCTAACTTCTATTCAATGGATATTGTTACAAGTAATAGGGACTATGCCGACATTTACAGGTTAGAATCTTCTAATGACCCAGACTACTTTACCTTTGCATTTTCAGTCATAGCAGATATGGATGCTAATGACACAGCTATAGTTCGTATAGGACAAAATGGAGGTTCTGCTCAATCTGATGCATCAGATGATGGGGATAGAACACAGTTTGGTGGATACTTACTAGGTTAATATGCCAATGCGAAATAACATATCTTAAAGGAGATTAAAATGGCAAAACTTACACTAACAATAGAAGTGGATGACACTCAACAGAGTATATTAAATAATGACTTGCTTGATATAAATACATGGGTTCAAGATGCAATGACAGGCAAAATAAATAATGCTTGGAAAAGGATGCAAATAGAGTGGACAACTAAGTTAATGAACGATAGTTCTTTTACTGACCCAATACCAAGCAATCAAGCCGACTTTGTTAAATTAGTTCTTGCACGAAGTGACTACAAGAATCGTAAAGCAAGAAATGATGTAAGCTAATGCTTGGCTTTGGTGCAATATCAGAAGTCTCTATTGCAGAGCTTCCTGGTGCTTTTGTACCTGTATCAAGCATAACTCCTGAAAACATAGGGATAACAAGTGCATTAGGTAGTGTGGGTATCACAGCAGTAGGTGCTGCTGACCCAACTGGTGTATCAGCTACTTTGGTTCTTGGCACAGAGTTTAGTGTGACAGGAACAGCCAATATATCAATCACAGGATTATCAGCTATAGGTGAGTTGGGAAACGAAACAGTGTGGGGATTAATTATTCCAGATGCAGGAAACACATACACAAACATAACAACAGGTGCTTCTCAGACTTGGACAGAGATAACCACAGGAGCATCTCAAACATGGACAGATGTCATACAATAAGGTATAAAAGTTCAAGTGAACTTTTTTTGAGGAGGAGCAATGCCAAGTACATATACAGACAGTGGTGGTATAGAAAAGATCGGTCTTGGTGAAAAGGCAGGAGCTTGGGGAACTACCACAAACAATAACTTTGATATTATAGATAGACTTATAAACGGTGTAGGAGCCATAACTCTATCTGGAACAACACATACATTAACAACATCAGATGGTAGTTTATCGGATGGTATGTTTAAGGTTTTAGTATTGGGTGGATCACCCTCTGGAACAAACACAATAACAATAAGCCCTAACGATGCAGACAAGCTATACTTTGTAAAGAATGGTACAAGCCAAACAGCTACATTTATACAAGGCTCTGGAGGCACTGTTGATAACGGTAGAGCCGTAAGCGTGGCATCAGGAGAGGCAGCTATAGTATTTGCCGATGGTGCAGGATCAGGTGCAGCCGTAACAGACTTGTCAGCCTTGTTTCCTATCAAGACTGGAGTTGCAGGATCATTTACAACAGTGACAGCAAGTACATCGTTATTACCTGATGCTTCAGGTGGTGCAGACATAGGAACAGCAGACTTAGAGTTTGGAGATATATATATAGCTGACGATAAAGCTATAAAATTTGGTTCAGACCAAGATGTGTTGGCAAAATTTGATACAACAAGCAGCACACTACAAATATCAAACGGTGATGTTAGTATAGCTGACGATAAAAAGTTATTCTTTGGCACAGATAAAGACGTAAGCATAGAGTATGATGAGGATGGCAATAACACTATGTTGGTTACAGGTGATGTTGTGTTTGCCGATGGATCAACCTCTGTGGATATTAAGTCACATGATTTAAGTGCAAACGGATTAAAGTTAGATGGAACTTTGGTTACAGCTAGTGCAGCAGAACTTAATCACACAGATGGAGTTACGAGTAATATTCAAACACAGTTAAACACAAAAGTAGCATCTTCAGGAGTTACCTCTGTGGCAACAGGTACTGGTTTAACTGGAGGAACGATAACAGGCACTGGAACTATAAGCTTACAAACAACAGCAGGAGAAGTAGGAACTTATGCTATGTTGGGAAGAGCATCAGGAGGAAATATTGTAGCAGGGACGGACTACGCAGGAAGTGGATTAGTTTTTTCGGGCTTTGCTAGTGATGGCTCGACTTTTACTGACAATACTGCGGCTGATATTCGTGGTGTAGCAGCGACTGGAACTTGGAAGGCAATGGGAAGTGTTGCCTCATCTTCTCGTTTCGCAAGCACCCTCTTTTTAAGAATATCGTAATGCCCTTACAAAAACTACAATTCAGAGCAGGTATAAACAGAGACTCTACGTCATACACAAATGAAGGTGGTTGGTTTGATGGAGACAAAGTACGTTTTAGAAATGGATTGCCTGAGAAGATAGGTGGTTGGACAAAATATTCTGACACACAGTTCCAAGGAACGTGTCGTGCTTTACATACATGGACAGCATTAGATAACACAAATTTTATAGGTATAGGCACAAGCCAGAAGTATTATCTAAACGCAGGTGGTGTTTATTATGACATAACTCCGTTAAGACTGACCACAGATGGTGGTGATGTTACGTTCTCTGCAACTAATGGAAGCTCAACCATAACCGTTACGGACACAGATCATGGTGCTAACTTAAATGACTTTGTAACATTCACAAACGCAGTAACATTAGGAGGTAACGTAACAGCAACCGTTCTAAATCAAGAATATCAGATAGCGTCTGTGACAGCATCTAACACCTATACAATTACAGCAAAAGACACCTCTGGAAGCACAGTGACAGCTAACGGTTCTGACAGTGGCAGTGGTGGTAGTTCTACAGTAGGAGCGTATCAGATAAACGTAGGACTAGAGGACAACTCCTATGGAACAGGTTGGGGTGCAGGTATATTTGGTGGCAAGAGTGGTTCTGCTGTTACTACGGCTGTAAATGATGGATCAAACATGAGTGCGTCAGCCACATCGGTAACAGTTGATTCGGCAGCTAGTTTTACCTCAACAGGATATCTATTAATAGGCACTGAAATTATTCAGTATACAGGCAAGACATCCACGACATTTACAGGTCTAACAAGAGGTTTGTTTGGCACTACGGCAGCTATCCATAATGACGATGCAACAGTAACAGAGGCATTAGGTGGTTGGGGTATGCCTGCCACAACAACAGTTGCAGGATCACAGCTACGTCATTGGTCACACGATAACTTTGGTGAAGACCTAATAATGAATGTAAGAGATGGTGCTATATACTATTGGGATAAATCAGGTGGTACATCAGCGAGAGCCGTAGAGATTACAACGATAGCAGGGTCTACCAATGCACCAACAATAGCCAAGAAGGTAATAGTCTCTGAAAGAGACAGACACGTTCTAGCCTTTGGTTGCGATAGTGAAACAGCTAGTGGCATACAAGACCCATTACTGATTCGTTTTGCATCACAGGAAAGCCTTACAGCGTGGAATGCTCTACCTACAAATACAGCAGGTGAGTTGCGTATAGGTACAGGATCAGAGATCATAACAGCCGTACAAACCAAGCAACAGACACTTGTTATTACAGATGTATCTGTACACGCATTACAGTTTATAGGACCTCCGTTTACTTTTGGTATTACTGAGGTTGGTAGAAATACTACAATAATATCTGAGAACGCTGCCGTTGCTATAGAAGAGTCTGTATACTGGATGGGATACAGAGAGTTCTATGTTTACAATGGTCGAACACAAAAGCTCGTATGTCCTGTGCAAGACTATGTGTTTACTAATCTTAACAGAGATCAAGATACCAAAATTATAGCAGGGCAGAATAGTGCATACTCTGAAGTATGGTGGTTTTACCCATCATCAGAATCAACAGCAAACGATAGCTATGTTGTGTATAACTATGAACAGAATGTTTGGTACTATGGCACATTGTCAAGAACAGCGTGGGTAGATAGAGGTGTATTCTTATATCCTATAGCTGCCTCAACAGATAACTATCTCTACTACCAAGAGTTTGGTTTAGATGATGGATCGCAGTCACCTGCATCAGGCATTACATCGTTTATAGAATCAAGTCAGGTTACAATAGGAGATGGAGACAAGTTCTTCTTTGCAAGCAAGGTTATACCAGACATAACCTTTAGAGAGAGTACAAACGAAACACCACAGGTCAACTTGACGTTAAAGGCAAGACGATTCCCTGGCACAACATACAACCAAACAGAGACAAGTGCTGTTACACAGTCGGCAAGTACGCCTATAGAGTTATTTACAGAGAAGGCTGATATACGCCTAAGAGGGCGTTCTTTTGCTCTTAGGCTAGAAAGTACAGCAACAGGAGTGTCATGGCGTTTAGGAACCACTAGAGTTGATCTGAGGCAGGATGGTGGGCGATAATGTCTACGAAAGTACCCGTACCGTTCTTTCCATCGGCTCCAAATGAGTATGATGCAAACTACATAACACAGATCGTAAGAGCCTTTGCTATCTATACAGAACAGCAAAACGCAGGAGGCGAAGGTAGAAACACAGGTCTAGTCTTAACAAATCTACAGGCACATGACGATAACCTAGAAGTGGGATCATTATTTGATCACGATGGTTTTGTGAAAATAAGTAGAGTAGATAGACCGCATCCAAGAGGCAGTTTGGGAACGACAGGACTAGGGTCGGTAACCGTAACTTTACCATAAATGGGCAAGAGAAGTAATTTCGTCAGATTTGACAGAGACTATTACACAACTCCAATAGAAGGTTTTACACCTTTGCTACCACACATAATGGGTAAGATACAAAGATTTGCAGAGCCATGTGCAGGTAATGGTGCTTTGATAGATCACATAGAAAGACACAACTTCTTTTCACCAGAAACAAACAATCCTATTTGTGTTTATGCATCAGATATTGAGCCACAGAGAAAAGACATTATTAAGAAAAATGCTTTCCATTTAACTAAGCATGATGCAGTAGGTGCAGAGATATTTATAACAAACCCCCCTTGGGATAGAAGTATACTGCACCCTCTAATATTTCATTTAACATCTTTTAAGCCAGCTTGGTTGCTCTTTGATGCAGACTGGATGCATACAAAACAAAGTGCTATTTTTCAGAAAATGTTGAAGAAAGTCGTAAGTGTTGGTAGAATTAAATGGATTAAAGATAGTAAAGGTACAGGTAAAGATAATTGCTGTTGGTATTTGTTTGATAAAAGATTCAACGGAAAGACAGAGTTTTACGGAAGAACAGAATGACACAAAAGCAACTTGAAAAAGGTTCTATATGGGAAAAAGCCGATACTAACGGTGATGGTGTTGTGACTGATAGAGAGATGGCTATCAAAGAACGCATGGTTCTTTTAGAGAATAGAGATAAGAAAGAAGATCAACAACGATACCTAGTATGGTTCTCTGCTGTGACAGTAACTGCTTTTATCATTGTACTAATGACACCATTAGTTCCTATCGAAAGAATCGACCACCTCTCAGGAATTGCCGAAATTTGGGTATTGAGTAACATGGGAGTTTTGGCTTCCTTCATAGGATTTAATCAGCTTGCAAAGAGAGGAGCTAAAGATGACAGTAAAGGCTAAGAAAACAATAAAGAAAGTCGTAAAAGGTTTAACTAAAGCCAGTAAGCTACACGCAGGACAAGCCAAATCACTAAAAGCTATAGAGTTAAAAAAGGGTGGCAAGGCTAAATCAAAAGTAAATCAGGCAGGTAACTACACCAAACCAGAAATGAGAAAGAGAATGTTTTCAGCAATAAAAGCAGGCTCTAAGGGAGGCAATCCAGGTCAATGGAGTGCAAGAAAAGCACAGCTACTAGCGGCTCGTTACAAAAAAGCAGGTGGTGGTTATAGAAGTTAATGAAAAAGAAAGACCCAAAAGTAGGCACAGGAAAGAAACCAAAAGGTTCTGGAAGGAGGCTATATACAGATGAAAACCCCAAAGATACAGTCACTATTAAATTTGCCACTGTGGCAGATGCCCAAGCAACTGCTCGTAAGGTTAAAAGAGTTAATAAGCCGTTTGCTAGAAAGATACAAATCCTCACCGTCCTTGAACAAAGAGCCAAAGTTGCAGGCAAAAAGAGCCAAGCCCAAATCGCAAAGAGGGCTAAAGAAGAAATCAGAGCCAAGCATAGAGGAAATCAAGCAACAGCTAAAACCAAGAAAAAGAGGAAGACCTAGAAAAGATGGCTCTTAAAAAATCACAAAAAAGTTTAAAGAACTGGTCTAAGCAGAAGTGGAGAACCAAGAGTGGTAAGCCTAGTGCAAAGACAGGTGAACGCTATTTACCTGAAAAGGCTATAAAGGCACTATCTCCACAAGAATACGCAGCCACAACAAAAGCTAAACGCAAAGGCACAAAGGCAGGCAAGCAGTTTGTTAAACAGCCTAAGAGCGTAGCTAAAAAAGTTAGGAAGTATAGATAATGTTACAAAGTTTAATTGCACCCGTCACAGGGTTGCTAGATAAGTTTATTGAAGATAAGGATCAGAAGGCAGCTCTTGCCCACGAGATAGCCACCATGAGTCAGAAACATGCTCAAGAATTGAATCTTTCGCAAATAGAGGTTAACAAAGCAGAAGCACAGTCAGGGTCATTGTTTAAGGGCGGATGGCGACCTGCTGTGGGTTGGGTCTGTGCGATTGCTTTCCTATATCATTTTCTCCTAAAAGACATAATTATCTTTGTCTGTGCTTTTGCAGGTGTAGAAGTTCCAGACTTGCCAGATTTTGATATGAGTACACTGCTTACGGTTTTAGGTGGAATGCTAGGAATCGGAGGATTGAGAACCTATGAAAAACAGAAAGGACTAACAAAGTGAAATGTTGGCACTGCGGAACAGAGTTAATATGGGGTGGTGACCATGACACTGAAGAAGATGACGAGCAGTTTGCGATGGTTACAAACCTTTCTTGCCCAAGCTGTAACTCTCACGTTGATGTTTACCTACCAAAAGATAAAGAGTTCTTTAAAGAACTGAATGACCAAGAAACCGTCAACTAGTTGTGACATTTGTGGGCATGGCATGGAGATCGTAGATGGAAGTTTACGTTGTAAATACTGTCAATACTTTTATGATATGCATAAGGAGTGGATAGATTTTGCTCATAAGAGATCAAAAATAAAGCAGGAGGAAGAAGATGAAGGAAAACTTTGATGAATGTCTAAAGATGTTGTTACACCACGAAGGTGGATATGTGAATCATCCTAAAGACCCTGGGGGAGAAACTAATTTGGGTGTTACCAAAAGAGTATATGAGAAATGGGGTGGCAAAAAAGACATGAAAGACCTTACAGTTGAGGATGTTGCTCCGATATATAAAAAAAACTACTGGGATAAATGCAAATGTAACGACCTAGATAGTGGTCTTGACTGGGCAGTTTTCGACTGGGCTGTTAATTCGGGAACGGGTCGCAGCGCAAAGGCTGTCCAAAAAATATGTGGTGCATCTCAAGATGGAGCTATAGGTCCCAAGACGTTGGCATTGGTAAATGGTCAAGATACACAGTATATGGTCGAAGAGTTTGGTAAAATACGTCAAAACTTTTACGAGTCTCTTAGTACGTTTAATACCTTTGGTAAGGGGTGGACTAGAAGAAATACAGAGACAACTAAAAAAGCTTTGGAAATGGTAGATCAAGATGACTAAAGACCCACGACTAGCCAGAGCAGGTGTTAGCGGTTTTAACAAACCTAAACGAACACCTAGTCATCCTAAGAAGTCACACATTGTGGTGGCTAAAGAGGGAGACAAGATCAAAACCATAAGGTTTGGTCAGCAAGGCAAGAAAGTGGGGTCGGTCAGTGGTACAGCAGGAAAGCCAAAGGCAGGAGAATCTAGGACAATGAAGATGAAGCGTAAGAGCTTCAAGGCAAGACATGGTAAAAATATAGCTAGAGGCAAGATGTCAGCAGCTTATTGGGCGGATAAAGTAAAATGGTAATTAGAAGAGTATTTATGTCTGTGTGGTTTCTTTTCTGCTTTTGGATTTTTATGAATATTAATGTAGAAGCAAAAGACTTCACTTTTAATTCAAACGATTATATGATAAAAAAGTTCAAGTGAACTTTTTAGAGGTTATTCATGGCACTCCCTTTAATACTAGGATTATTAGGATCAACGCTAGGAGCAGGAGCTACAACTGGCATACTTGGAACTCTTGGAGCAGTAGGTGCAGGAGCATTGGGTTCTGGTCTAGGGCGTTTTGCTGAGACAGGAGACTTTGAAGAAGGTCTAAAAACAGGGCTAACTTCATTTGTAGGAGGTCAAGCTTTAGGAAAATTAACTGGAGCTATGACACCTAGCAATGCGCCTATCTCATCATCTTTAGGTCAAAACATGATACCGCCAACTCAAACGTTTGGTCAAAATCTTATGACTACATTAAAAGACCCTGTTTCATTTGGTCAAGCAGCAATAGCTCAAGGTGCTATACCACCACCTCCTATGCCAGAGCTTGAAAAGGTAGAGTTTGACAACAGAGAAAGAATGGCTCCAGACAGGATTATGAGAAGACCTCCTCCAGGCTACAGACCTGGCTATGATGGCGAGTTTGACTATGGTGTATCTCGTAACTACGGAACAAGAGTGATGAGTGAAGGTGGCAGCTTACAGAACCCAGACAAAGCAGACCTTGATGATGATGGTCAGCTATCTTCCTATGAAAGAACAAGAGGAGAAGCTATAGAGAAGTCTATGGCGGAGCAAGGTAAATTTGGTGGTGGTCTTTTGGGTTTGTTATCTGACAAGAAAGTACAGAATTTACTTGGCAATATGGGAAAAACAGGAAAAGGATTTGGTCTAGCTGCACTAGCGGATACACCCCAAGCTATGGCAGAGTACAATAAAATGCAAACAGGTCAGTATTCTCCAGAAATGCAGGGTATGAACGAAGGTGGAATGGCAGAGATGCCAGACGATATGGATGGGGAAACACTAATGATTAATGCAATCATGGCGTTG